AGACTGCAACGACAAGCGGTGGATGGTGGCTGAAATCGAGCGACTACGCGCCGCCCAGGGGAAGGAAGTCGAGAGGGGACCCCTCGGGGGCCTCGGGGAGCCTGCGGCTCTGGAGAAGGAGGGTGGACCTGTTTGGTCCTGCCTCGGTTGCGGGAATACCGATGGGGCAAAGTTCCGCACCATCGAGCACCGCGGCGACCCCGCCGAGCCTGTGGACTACGACCTGGAATGCACCGAGTGTGGGTCCCTGGATAACCGGGAGAGCCCGGAGGAGGCCCTGCGGACCGTATGCCTGGAATTGGATACGGTTCTGGCTGAGTTGGAGACGCTCAAAGCACGAGGCGAAGCCCCCGAGGCTTCCGAGGGGTCCCAAGACGAAATCTCCATCCATCCATCCTATCCTGTCGCTCCTCTGAATCTCCAAATCCCAGCCCCCAAGTCGGAGGCGTCCCCCGCCGAAGGGGCCCGGACCTCCCCGGGCCGCGAGTGCTGGGTGAGATTCAACCCGAGTGGAACAATGGACGCCGACAAAGGCTTCCGACCTGGGAAAGAATGGGTCCGCATGGTCGAGGCCCTGGTCGAAGGGTCCCAGCCTCCCGCCCCCTTGGCCTGGTCGAGGGAGAAGCCGACGCGGGAAGGGTGGTACTGGCTTCGCCTGCCGGGGGCCGCGAAGCAAGTCGAGTTCATCATGCGCGACCACGAAAACGAGGTATCCAAGTGGTACGTCGAAGGCGCCGAAGAGTGGGAGCCGATTCTGGATGGCCGCGAATGGGCTGGCCCCATCCCCGAGCCCCAGGGGACCCAGCCCGAGGCCCCCATTGAGAGCACGCGGATGCTCGCCGCATGGAAAACCCTTCGGGCCAGCCTGGACGGGTCCGACGAATGGCCCACCGGGGACGCCTTCCAGTACAAGGAATTCTTCCTGCACGGCTGGATAGCGAAAGCCTCCGAAGATGGAGCGCGGAACCCGGATGGATCGCCTTTCCGAGGCATCCCGGGCAAACCTATGGCGGCGGGGACCCGTCCCGAGGCGGAAGGGGGTGGGGCGTGAACAACCAGACCACCACGGCGGGGCATTCCCCTTGCCAGAAATGCAGCCTCCCGCCCGGAAGCATCGTCTACTACGTGGGCGGTATCCGCCTTTGCGGGCTCTGCTACTCGGAGCATCGTGCCAAAATCGCGGCCCCCACCCAGATCAAGGATGTCCCCCATGGGTAAGGACTTGGGAGCCCCTACGACGGGGGCGGACCCGTGGATCGTGGATTCTGACTTCGCCCTGCTCCAAGGGGATGCCGCTATGCGCGTCCTCCGCAGGCTGGGAGCCCTCACCGAGGCCGAGGAGCGGAAGGTCACCCGACGCCTACTGGTCGCCCACAAGGCCCACCCTGGGACGGTGAGCCCGTGAGCATGGATGAAAACTGGATGGACGCCGACCAAGACGCCTTCCGCGAAGACGATGGGGGCATCCCCCCGGACGCCCTCCTCTACTGCCACCCCTGCCAGGGATACAAGCCCTACACCGTGAGGCTAGGGGACATCCTCTGTGAGTGCGGGTACATCTTCGCGACGATGAAAGAGGCGGAAAACGGCACCAAGTAGCGGTCAGCCCGGCTCCGGGAGGCGATTTGCGGCAGTATGGCCCACGAACCAGTCCCCATGCACCCGGTACGCCGCACACTCCCCTATCACCAGGATCGGCTTATCATGGGGTACATCTGCCAAAAACACCCCTGGACGCTTGAGGTGGCAAACCACGGGGTCAGGGAGGTCATACCGGAGGGACCGAGCTACGAAGACCATGGATTGGACGCGGAAGGAATCGAACCTCCACGGCATAGCTTAACGCACGGCCTCCCACACCCTTTCGGGTGGGTCTTGTCTACCATTTCAGCACGCGCCCAATCCACTACTTCACCCTCACCTTCCCCTGAGCCTGGAGCCTAAGCAGCGCCTCCCGCAACTCCCTAGGGCTCTTGGCCTTCGCCTCCGGGTGATGCTTGACCACCCCGGCCTTGATGGCTCGACCCTCTCGCTTACGCCTGCTGGCTTTGCCCAATCCGCGCCTCCCGCCGCTCGAATTCGGCCTGTAAAGCCGTTTCGATAAACTCGATCTTGTCCTCCCGATGCTCCCGAAGCCGGTCAATCCGGCTCCAGTCCTCGGGATAAAGCCCTATGCCTCGATAGACCTTCCGCAGCTTTTCCATACCCCAAATAATAACGACAATCGCGCTAGTAAACAACGCGTAACGCGCTAGGGCACGCTAGAAAGACGCGGGAACCTATTACTACCAATGGGTAACCTTACCTCGTGGCCCAGGCAACGCGCAATGTCCTAGCCTCCCTTACCTCCCTGCTGGGCCTTTGCTCCCTCGCAATCCTCATCCTCTACGCCCGCACCAAAGCGGGCATCGGATGAGCGAGACCGAGATTCCCGAAGAGCTTGGATTCATCCAGGGCGACAAAGCCCTCCCCGCCTTCCATCGCCTTAACCTCAAGCAGCAGAAATTCCTGCTTCACTACATCCGGGAAGGCAACGGCGCCGAAGCCTACCGCCAGTCCTATAACGAACTCGCCGAAGACAACGTAGCGGCGACCTGCGCCTCCCGACTGCTTACAAATGTTGACATAAAGGCCGTTTTAGAGGCATTCCAGGACCATAAGGACGAAGACCTCATCCTCATCCGCCGAACCTACGTGGATGCCGCCAAGGGGGCTATAAAACCCATCTACGGCAAGGACTCCAACGGCCAACCGGAGAAGGTGGAAGACCTCCCAGATCACGACGTCCGCATCAAGGCCGCCCAGTCCCTCGCCAAGCTCCACGGCCTCAACGCCGCCGAGAAACAGGAGATTACCGGCGCGGATGGCGTGCCTCTGACTTTCGCCGTCACCGTCAACTACGTGAAGCCTCCCGATGGTTCAGCAGGTTAAGGCCGACATCCCGGAGGCGTTCGCCTTCCTCTTTGAGCCCGCCCGTATCAAGGTGGCCAAGGGTGGACGCGGTTCCGCCAAGTCCTGGGCCTTCGCCCGTGCCCTGATTCTTCGAGCCCTGGAGAAGCCAACCCGCATCGGGTGCTTCCGCGAAATCCAAAACTCCATTGAGGAGTCGGTCCATCACCTGCTCAAGGACCAGATCCGCCTCCTTGGCCTCAATGCCGTCTTCGACGTGCAAAAGACCTCCATCAAGTGCAAGAACGGGTCGGAGTTCCTATTCCGCGGCCTCCTCCGCAATGTGGACTCCATCAAGTCCTTCGAGGGCTTGGACATCGTATGGGTCGAGGAGGCGCATAACGTCTCCGAGGAATCTTGGGAACTCCTGACCCCGACCATCCGTAAGGCCGACTCCGAAATCTGGATCTCATTCAACCCGAAGTTTGAGGATGACCCAACCAATCAACGCTTTGCGGTCAACCCTCCCGACGGCGCCATTGTTCGCCATGTCAACTACGACCAAAACCCCTGGTTCCCCGAAGTCCTCCGCAAGGAGATGGAGCAGGACAAGGTGCGCGACAAGGCGGCCTACGAGCACAAATGGCTAGGCCTGGCCAAGGGCGGCGGCCGGCGCGTCTGGCCCGCCTTCGACAAAGCTGTTCACGTTCGGGAAATCCCCATGGAGGAGATCGCCAAGCGCGGTAACTGCTACATGGCCATGGACCCGCACAGCAAGTATTACCCGTTCATCGTCTGGATCGCGGTCCTGCCGAAGAATGCTCGCGGCACCTGGCCTGAGGACTTTCATAAGCACGTCTATGCCGAATGGCCGACCCAGGAAGAGATCGCCGGACCCTACCATGAGTTCCGCAAAAAGCTGATGTACACCGGCTCCCTTGCCGACGTGGCCCGTGCCTGCTTCGCGCATGACGGCGCCGAGCATGGGATTACCATCAAGTCCCGCCTCGCCGACCCCCGATATGCCAAGGGCGCCGGGGATTGGAATTGGTCCACATCCACCGAGGGCCTGGTGGAGTTGTTCGCCAAGCGCGAGAACGGCGGCCTCCTCCTCCAGCTTCCCGAGATCAAGCGGCTAGACGCCCAACGCGAGGCCATCCATGCGGACATGCTTTGGAACCCAATGCAGGCGGTTAGCCCCTTCAATGAGCCCTCGTTCTCCGTATCGCCTAAGTGCAAAAACGTCATCGCGTCTCTCCTAAACCACAGGTTGGAGGAGGAAAGCGACAAAGAGGACGAAAAGTACAAGGACCCTTCCGACGCCCTGCGCATTGGATACGCTGGAATCTTTGGGTGGGAAGACCCGAATCCCAAAGAGGAAGAGTTCGACACCATCAGTTCCGGGTGGTCCGCGTGAAGCCCGAGGAAATCCTCGACCGGCTGGACGCGTTCTATGAGCGCGTTCAATCGACGTGCCAGGAAATCCACAAGGCGTATAACGACGATGTGGAGTTTGGCCTACTCGGGAACCAATGGGACAAGAACGTCCGCGATGAGCGCGGCCCGGCCCGCCTGACCCTGACCGTCAATCGCCTCAAACAGTACATCTACCAGACGGTCAACGACTACAAGCAGTCGGAGATGACTTCCAAGGTTCTCCCCCACGACACCAGTGAGAAGGATAAAACCCTGGCCGAGATTCGGCGCGGGCTCATGCGGTCCATCGAGCGGAAGAAGGGCGGCCTGACCGCCTACAACAACGCGGCCAAGTACCTGGTTGCCGGCGGCATTGGTGGGTGGCAAATCAATACCCGCTACGTCCCCGGGGAGTTCTACCAAGAGCCGTACATCATCCCGATTCACGACGCTTCGTGCGTCTTTGTGGATTTCTTCGACTGTCAGGAGCCCGACTTTTCCGACATGCGGGATTGCGTGGTCCAGGAAGTGATCTCCAAGGCCCGGTTCAAGTCCGAGACTGGCAAAGACCCGGCCGACCTGTCCAGCGCCTTTGACAAGCCAAATGGCGCCTACGGAACGCAGAGCAAGCCCACCTTGACCAATTTCTGGTTCAAGGAGGAAAAGCCGGACACGCTTTGCATGGTCGAGCCCGCAGCGCGGCAGCAGTTCCCGAAGCTCAAGCGGACCGCGTTCCTGTCCGACCTAAAGGCATTGGCCGAGGAGTCGGGATTCCCGGTTGAAATCCTCATCGCCACCGACCCCGAGACCGGGAAGCCCATCCAGCGCAAAGAGGATAAGTGCATCGTCCATTGCGCCAAGATTGCCGGTCGGCAGGTGGTGGATAAGCAGGAGTGGCCGATTGACTTGATCCCGGTGGTCCTGGTCATTGGCCGGAAGATCATCAATAACGGCAAGCTGACCATTGAGGGCTTGATCCGGCAGTCCAAGGACGCGCAGCGCTCCTACAACTTCCTCAAGAGCAACAAGACCGAGCGCATTTCCCTTGCCCCGAAGGCGCCCTTTGTGGTCCCGAATGGGGCCATTTCCAAGGCGAATAAGTACAAGTGGGAGACCGCCAATACCGCGAATCACCCGTACCTGACCTATGAGCCCTACGACGAGAAAGGGCGCCCCATCCCACCGCCTCAACGGCAGATGCCGATCTCAGTTGAGTCGGCCTTGGTCGAGGAGGAGCGGGCGGCGGTTGACGAAATCAACTCCAGCCTTGGCATGTCCGAGGCCTCCGTGGGCAAGCGGTCGAATGAGACCTCGGGCCGGGCCATCATCGCCAGGGCGCAGGAGTCGGACACCAACAATTACGACTTCTCCGAGTCCATGGTGATCGGTATCAAGTACAGCACCAAGATCCTGAACAAGCTGATTCCGAAGGTCTATGACACCGAGCGCCAAGTTTCCATTGTCGGGGAGGATGACAAGGAAAAGGTAGTCATGGTCAATCAGCAGAACCCCGACGGGTCCATGTACAGCATGGATGAGGGGGAGTTCGACGTTGACTATGAGGCCGGGCCAAGCTCCGCGACCAAGCAGGATCAGTTCCGCATGGACACCGAAGCCTTGATTCAGTCCAGCCCAGGGGCGGCCCTGGTCCTTGGCCCGCAGATCATCCGCAACAGCCCGATTCGGAACGCCGACGAGACGGCGGCAGCCCTGGAGCGTTTCGCCAATACCCAGGTTCCCGGCCTCTTCCCCGACAAAAACGAGGGCCAGCCGAACCCCCAGATGGTCAGCCAGATGCAGGGCCAGCTTCAGCAGTTGCAGCAGCAATTGCAGCAGATGGGGCCTGAGATGCAGCGCATCCAGGAGGAGAACGCCAAGCTTCGCATTGAGAACCAAGCGGTCAAAGCGGACAAGCAGATCGAATTCAAGCGCGTCCAGATTGAGGAATTCAAGGCCGTGAACGAGGCCAAAGCCAAGGGCCAGGACGGCCAGGTTAAGCAAACCGATCTCGCTCTCAAGGCCGACAAGCAGCAGCACGAAAAGCGGATGGATGTCGCAGGGCTTCAATTGGAGGCCCAAGGGATGCAGCATGGACACGCCAAGGATGGCGCCGAGTTCAACCTAAAGGCCCGTGGCCAGCAGCACCAAGAGACCAAAGACCGCGCCGGGTTCCACCAGGCCGGCGAAAAGATGCGCCTCGACCACGAGGCCAAGAAGTCCCAGCCAGGGAAGCCTACCGGCGGCAAGCCGGGTAACGGCGGTAAGAGATGATCGCCACAAAGATTTGCGCAAAATGCCATATCCCATGTGCGCTGGATGATTTCCGATTCAAATCCGATCGGGCCAAGTTCAAATCCAATCCATCCGCCCGACCCCATAGCTACTGTATCGATTGCTCCCGTAAGGCTGTTTATGCCTCAAGAAAGGCCGACCCCGAGAGCACAAAAGCTACCGCCTGGAGAAGCCGAATCAAGCTGAAATTCGGCATGACGGAGGCGCAATTCAACGAATTGCTGCGTGGTCAACAGGGGCGATGCGCGATATGCGCCAAGGCGGGCGTGCGGCTTGACGTCGATCATTGCCACCTTACCGGCCGCGTTCGGTCTCTGCTTTGCATGAGCTGCAATTCAGCCGTCGCATTCACCAAAGAATCACTTGAGATCGTGGATGCCGTCCGGCGCTACGTATCCGAAGTCTGTCTTCCCATTAGGGAAGGGGTTTACTCGGGGCCTATGAAGTCCGAGGTTTCCGCCATTTCGGGGAAGGCGTAAAAGCCCCCGTTTCCATGGAGTCGCCATGTCAACCGACGCAGAAAACGAAGTAACTGAACCGCAAACCCACGAGGCCACCGAGCCCGCAGGGGAACCGTCCGAGGGTACGCAACCCGCAAGCGATCCAGCGCCTTCGACCCCGGTACAGGAAAAACAACCGGGCAGCGATACCCCGATGATTCCCAAGCCTCGGTTCGATGAGGTGAACCAGCGTATGCACGCGGCGGAACTCCGTGCGCGGCAGTTGGAACAGCAGCTCAACCCGAATCAGGCGCCCCAGCAGCCGCAAGGCGGAACGCCTCCGAAGCAGGAGGATTTCCCCACCTATGAGGAGTACATCGACGCCCGCGCCGACTGGCGTGCGGAGCAGAAGTACACCGCCATGGAGCAGCAGCGCAGGCAGCAGCACGTACAGCAGACCGAGCAGCAGCGCGAGTACAACGCGGCGGTGAATTGGACTTCCAAGTCCGCTGAAGCCTCCGCGAAGCATCCCGATTTCATCGACGTGGTGGCCCCGCTTCGCCTCAACTCCATGCTGGAGGGGCTTATCAAAGCCTCGCCCGTGGCCGGCGACTTGGCTTATCACCTCGGGAAGAATCGGGGCGAGCTTGAGGCGCGGCTGAACAGCATGCACCCGCTGGACGCGGCGGCCGAGATGGGAAGAATCGAGGCGAAGTTGACAGGGGCAGGTGGACAGCCCCAACCCAAGGTGTCCCAAATGCCGAAGCCCATGACTCCTGTAAATGGCGGCAAATCAAACGCGGGTGGAGGGTCGGGCCTGGATAAGGCGCTTTCGATTCTCTATCCCAATTAGACAAGGAATCTGACCCATGGCAGTCAATACTCATCAGCTCACCACCCTCGTGGGTGAAGGCATGGTCGCCGCGATGACCGCGGAAGGAAAGGTGCTCAACACCCTTTCCACTCGATACAAGAAGGACTTCGTTCAGCAGAAGTACAAGCACGGCCGCTCCCTGAACGTGGCGCGTGCGCCTCAGCTCAGCGTCACCCAGAGCGACACCGCGACGGTCCAGGACATCACCACGGACGGCCTGAGCGTCACGCTCTTGCCGTACAACGCGGCGATCTCGCTGTCCGCCGCGGAGGAGATGTACGACCTCAACTCCGAGAGCGGGATGCTGGAGCTGGGCCGTGACATGGGCCGGCGTCTCCTGCGCGAAGCCGAGCGCGTGGCCCTCCAGACCATCGCCCGCTACGCCTCCCACTACGAGAACCTGCCCGGCACCTTCGCGGGTTCCATGCGGCAGTTCAACCGCCTGGCCGCCAAGCTGGACGATTCCCTGGCGCCCTCCGGCTCCCGGTATTGCGCCATGGCGCCGATGCAGGAGGTCGAGCTGATCGACATCATGAAGGCGCTTCCGAACCCCGGGAGCGAGGTGTCGAATCAGTTCCTTCGCCGGAAGCTGAAGATGTTCGGGGACGTGAACTACTACAGCACCCCGAGCGTGTACCGCGCCACCCTGGGATCGGCCACCAATTCGACCCCGCTCACCGTGGGGACGATTTCGGACGGCGCAACCACCCTATCCATCGACGGCCTTTCCGCCGCCACCGCGACCATCAAGCAGGCGACCAAGTTCACCCTTGGCGTCATCGGCACATCGACCGCCGTGCACGACGTGGACCCGGAGACCAAGGCGACCCTGCCGTATCTCAAGGAGTTCTCGTGCATCAACGATGAGACCGGCGCAACCTCGGCGATCACATCCCTGGACATCTCCGAGCCCATCTACGGCCCGGGTCACCCGCTCCAGAACGTGTCGCAGCTCCCCCCGAACGACTGCGAGGTCACCCTTGCGCTCGGAACCGCCTCCAGTGGCGGCACCTGCGCGCAGTCGGTGATGTACTGCAAGGACGCGGTGGAGATGTTGGCCTTCGCCCTGCCCGCCTCCCACGGTCCCAAGGTGCATACCTTCGCGGAGTTCAACGGACTCCCGATCCGTACCGGCGTCGGCGCCTGGGATCTCGTCAACAATCAACAGGCCATCCGCGTGGATACGGACTTCGCGTTCCTGGTGACGCGCCCGAATCACTGCGGCGTGATGCTGGGGGCCTAACCAATGATCGGAAACCTCAAAGCTGTGAAGCGGTTCACCTTCGGCGTGGGTAAGACCTGGGCCGAATCGGCGGCCGTCACGGCGACGGAACAGTCTGTGAACGCTCCCGGCACCATCGCCGGGCGCTTCTACCTGATCCAGAAGCCGACGTATCAAGCCGGATTGGCCTACAACCCCGTCGCCCGGTGCGATTCGGACGGGGTTCTAAAGGTTCAGTTCATCAACCCAACCGCTGGCGGGCTCACGCCCACGGCGTCGGAAGCCTGGGTCGGCGTATGCCTTGACCTGGAGATCGACGCCAGCCAGACCAACGCCTCAACCTGAAAGGGATAGACCATGACCGCACGTACTACCATCCTTGAACTTTCCGACGGCAATTCCGCCGGAACCCGGCTCGGGCAGAGTTCCACCGACCTCGTGAGCCTGTGGGGGGCAACCCCCGTAGCGCAGCGATCGAATATCGTGGACGTGGCGACCTCAACCATCACCACGGCCGCCACATCCACGACCCCTTGGGGCTTCGCCACTTCGACGCAGGCGGACGCCGTGGCGGCGCTGGTGGCAAGCCTCCGGACCAAGTTCAACACCCTGTTGACGGATCTGGAAGCCGTCGGGACGCACGCCGCGGCCTGATGGAATTGCTGATCGGTTGCGGTCCTAACCGTGACAAACGTATAGGGATATCCGGGGAAGCGGGGTGGAAACGCCTTGTGACCCTGGATATGAATCCAGATCATGGGCCTGACTTCGTGCATGATCTGGAATCGCTTCCCTATCCGTTCTCTGAAAATCAGTTCGACGAGATCCACGCCTACGAAGTGTTGGAGCATACCGGAAAACAGGGGGATTGGGAGTTTTTCTTCGCCCAGTTCTCCGAGTTCTGGCGCATCCTTAAGCCGGGCGGGGTCTTGTTCGCGACCGTCCCTAGTTGGAAATCCATTTGGGCTTGGGGTGACCCGAGCCATAAGCGGGTAATCAACCAAGGGACGATCGTTTTCCTCAGCCAGAAAGCCTATGAGGCGCAGCAGGGAAAAACGCCTATGACTGACTTCCGGCATTGGTACAAAGCCGACTTCGACATCCTCAGCAGCGAGGACAATAGCGAGAACTTTCACTTCGTTCTGAAAGCGGTCAAGGATGCGGCGTAAGGTTTTCATTGGTACCCCGGCATATTCCGGCGAACTCTGCACGGAGTACGTGTATTCCCTTATGAATACCTTCGCCCAATGCCTGAAAAACGGCGTCGGGTTTGATTTCCTCATCTGGCCAGGGCTTTGCTATCTGGACCAAGCGCGGGATCTTGTCGCGCAAAAGTTCCTAGAATCGGATTCCACCGATCTCCTATTCATCGATTCCGACATGGGATGGGATCCGAAGGCGGTTACTCGCATCCTGGAGGCGGAAGGCGATGTAGTGGCCGGCTTGTACCCGTTTAAGATGGACGAGGAGAGTTATCCAGTGCGCGTGCCGGTCGATGCCAATGGCATGGCGACCCGACGCGGGGATCTGGTGGTCCTTGACGGGGCGCCGACTGGATTTCTGCGCATCCGCCGCGAAGTCCTGGAGAGGATGATTGCCCTTCGCCCCGAGTGGAAGGTGGAGTCCTACAACCCCAAGACCGACAAAACCCAGACCTATTACCACCTGTTCCGCTGCGAGCAGGAGGGAACCAAGTGGTGGGGCGAGGACTACAACTTTTGCCGCAAATGGATCGAGATGGGCGGGGAAGTCCTTGGGCTTCCGGACATCCAATTCACCCACGTCGGGAAGAAGGCCTGGACGGGGAATTTTGAGACCTTCATGCGGAAGCAACCCGGCGGCATTGACGCCAAGGAGTAA